GCGAGATAACGCGGCTCATAATCAACGTCCCCCCACGCTACACGAAGACAGAGCAGGCGGTGATCTCATTCATCGCAGCCGAACTCGGAAAGAACCCCCGCGCCCGATTCCTACATCTATCCGCCTCTCACGATCTCGCCCTGCTTAACAGCGCGCAGGCTAGGAACATCGTCAAGAGCGAGAAGTTCCAGCGCATGTGGCCGGTGCAGACGCGCGACGATACGGACTCGAAGTCGATCTGGTACACGGAGGCCGGCGGCGGCGTTCGTGCATCGTCGGCCGGCGGGCAGGTGACGGGCTTCGGTGCCGGTCTTATGGAGGACGGATTTAACGGCGCCCTGATTATCGACGACCCGCTCAAGCCGAAAGACGCGCTCAGCCCCACCAAGCGCGACGGCGTGAACGCCAACTATAACGACACCATCGCGAGCCGGATCGCTAAAGAGGAGACGCCGATCATCGTCATTATGCAGCGCGTCCACTATTACGACCTGAGCGGCTATCTGCTGCGCGGCGGCAGCGGTGAGATGTGGCACCACCTCGACCTCCCTATTCACTCAGAGCTCGCCGACGCCTACCCCTACCGCGAGAACACGCACGCGATCAGGATCGAGCACGACGACCGCCCCGAGGGCTGGCTATGGCCTGAGAAGCACGGCGACCAACACCTCAACAAGCTACGCTCGAAGCGCCGCGTCTGGCAGGCGCAGGCACTACAACGTCCGAAGCGATTCGAGGAGCAGGGCGCGCTATGGACTGAGCGCATGATCGAGGACGCCAAGCTCAAGCCGAAACCGTGGCCGCTAGAGCGGACGGTGGTCGGCGTTGACCCCAGCGTTAAGAACGACGGCGACTCGGACGACTGCGGGATCATCGTCGCCTCGTCTTACAAGCGAGACGGCGAGGAGAACCCGCGCGAGTACAGCGTCGACGCGGACTACACCGACAACTATACGACGAAGCAATGGGCAAAGGCCGCGATCAACGCCTACCACCAGCACAACGCGGACGCGATCGTCGTCGAGGTCAACAACGGCGGCGACTTGTGCGTGGACGCCTTCAGAAACGAGGGCTTTACGGGGCGCGTCATCAAGCGCAACGCCTCGAAGTCGAAGTGGGCGCGCGCCGAGCCGATCGCGCAGCTCTACGAGCTCGGGCTGGTGCATCATGCCGACGACCTGATAGACTTAGAGACGGAGCAGTGCGAGTACAACCCGAAAACGGCCGACAACTCGCCGAACAGGCTCGACGGCGTCGTGTGGGCGCTGACTGAATTATCCGACGCCGACCTCGAGTCCGGCGTCTTCGATTGGGACTGATGGCATGATAGACAAGCAAGACAACGTCCACTACTTAACGACGCAAGACCTGATCGCCGATCAGATGGCGCAAATGTTGTTCGGCAACTCGTCGACGGCACCCTTCCGCGATCTGCGCAGCGGCGCGTCTGGCGGCTACGGCATAAACCCAGACGGCACCCGCAACTATAACCAGCTTTTTGGCTATGGGCAGGGGCTCACTTTTTCTAACTTCTATGCGATGTGGCTACGTGGCGGCCTCGCCCGAGTCATCGTCGACAAGGTCGCGAAGTCTTGTTGGCGTGACGTCCCCGAGCTTTACGTCGGAGAGGATCGCGTTCTCGAGGACGACATCACACGGCTAAAAGACGCCGGACTGTTCACAGCGCTAGAGCGTGCCGACATATTGAACCGGATCGGCAGCTTCTCGGCGTTGCTCGTTGGCGTGCCCGACGGGATGGAACTCTACCAGCCGCTCGGCTCAGCGTCGGCCGGCAATTTCGACGGCCTCTACTTTAACGCGTACAGCTACGGCGGCATCGAGCTGCTCGACTGGAACAACGACCCAGCGTCGCCCGAGTATGGCTTGCCGATGCTCTATCAGCTCCAGACGCGCAACTACGGCGAGAAGCGCAAAGAGGTAGCCGTCTCGTCCCGTGTGGTCAACGCCGAGCGCGTCGTGCATTTTGCCGAGGGCGCACTCGACAACGACATCGAGGGCAGTTCCGCCTTGATGCCGATCTATAACGCGCTCATTGATAAAGACAAGATCAGAGGCTCAGCGGCCGAGGCATTTTTCCGCAACGCCCGCCAAAAGTTCAACCTCGCAGCCGATAAAGACGCCAAACTGCCGAAGGACGACGCCAGCAAGCAGAAGCTCAAAGAGGAGGTGCAGAACTTCGTCAACGGGTGGCAAGACTTTATCCGCACGCAGAATATGACCGTCAAAGAATACAGCCCGAGCATCGCATCGAACCGCGACGCGTGGGACGCCGCGATCGAGGAGATCAGCGGCACGACCGGAATTCCGATCCGTGTCCTAACGGGTAAGGGTGGCGGGCAGCTGGCCGGCTCAGAAGACCGCGCCACGTATAACGCGCTCGTTGCCGACCGTCAGGACTCGTTCTGCACGGGTCGACTACTGCGCGCCCTTCGGATCATTGACGAGGCCGGCGTTATCGACCTGCCCGACGGCGTTCGTGTAGAATGGCCGGAACAAGGCGCGCTATCCGCCACCGAGGAGAGCGAGGTCATCGAACGAAAAGCCCGTGCGCTGAATAGCGTCGCGGCGGCCGTCTCTAGTGTTGGCGGCGACGAAATGGAGCTAGCGTCGATACTGACGGCGCTCGGCTTTGAAGACATAGACACCACCGACGGAGAGCCTGACTAATGAATCGAGTCCAGCGTATTTTAACTATCAGCGACGGCGAGATCATCGTCGAGAACAAGAACCGCGACAAGGCGAGCGAGTATGCGATGATCCCCGACTACCCGCATAACTTTATCGTCGTGCGCACGCTTGACGCTAACGGCGACCCCGTAGAGGCCACCGGCGGCACGTTCGACGTGTTCGTCGAGCTTCAAGAGGGTTTCGGCTTCACCGATCTAGTGAACGGCACAATCGACGCCACCAAGTGCGGCGGACGTGGAATTACCGTCGACGGAGAGGCGCAGGCTGCCAGCTTCGACGGCAACGCTAACGCCGTGAAAGTGGTCGCAACTGGTGTGACCGGCTGCGAGACCGCCGAGATCGTTATCTTACAAAACGCAAGCTAAAAAGAGGGCTAAAACATGAGTTTACCTCCCGCTTATGGCGGTGGCAGCGGCATACCCGAAAGCGAGAAAGGCGCCCCGAACGGCGTCGCAGAGCTTGACGGGAACGGCGACGTCCCGCTCGATCAGATACCCGACTCCGTAAAGGCCGACGGCAAGTTCCGAGGCACTTACCCAGACCCCGCAGCGCTTGCAGGCATCCCGAGCCCTACGGACGGCGACACCGCTTTCGTCACAAGCACCGCGACCTCGTGGGCATATCTTGCGGGCTCGTGGGGCGATACTGGCGCAGGCTCGATCGGCGATATGCTTCGCGCGGTATACGACCCGCAGAGCATTAACGACGACGCGTTCGACCGCGCGAACCACACCGGACAGCAACTAGCGAGCACGATCTCCGACTTCAACGCCGAGGTCAGCAATAACCCCGACGTGACCGCGAACAGCGGCAAGGTTAGCGCCGACGGGTCAGTGACCACCCATAACGACGTCACCAGCGCAGGCTCCGGCGAGATTATCACCGGCGCAGAGCGCGCGCAGATCGGCCAGAACGCGAGCGACATCGGCGGACTATCGACGCAGGTCGGGCAGAACACGACCGACATCGGCAACAACGCGACGGCCATCAGCCAGAACGCGAGCGACATCAGCGACAACGCGACCGAGCTCGGCGTACAGGACGGCAAGAACACCGGCAGCGTGACCGTTCACTCGGACGTCAACAGCGCAGGCTCCGGCGAGATTATCACCGCCGCGGAGCGTTCGCTGCTTGCCTCTGCATTGCAGTCTGTCTCCAGTGATGACACTTTAAGCGGCGACGGCGCAGGCGTACCGCTCAGCGTGAATCAGCTTTTCGCCCTCCGCAGCTCCGACGATCAGAGCATTTGGCGCGCAGGCCAGACAACCGAGGGACTAATAAACACGCAGGCGAACGTATTCGAGGACTACTTCGGCGCGCCGTTGGTATTTACGGCAGCCAGAAGCAAACGCCACGCGATAAGCACTTCGCTAACGTGGTCGCTCGATTCGACGACGCAGAACTTTATCGCGCAGCTCCAGATACAAGGCGACCAAGGGTTCAACGTGGTTTTAACTTTACCTAGCGAGCCGCAAGACTCGGGCGGCGGCGCCGGTTTGAGCTTAAACACGATCGCAGGGGGCGCAATCGGCGCCAACTCTAACACGTCGACCGATCAAATTTTCGTGTTAGATGTGACGCGCTGGTTCGAGCTAGTCGCCGGCGAGACTTACACCGTAACGCTGCGTTTTACGGCCTCCGGCGCAGGGTTAGACGCTGCTATCTACAACGCGCAGTTAGCCTGCAAAGAGGAGATAAACGGATGATTTTTGTCGAGATTCAATGCCCGAACGAAATCCACGCGGGCAGCTTAGAGTCCGCGCTACGTGACGTCGAGCCTAGCGCGGAGCTTTTCGTGCTAACCGGCAACCGCGCGCAGATATTTTATAAGGACGAGGGAGACTCGTCCGGCTTTGAGGCAATAGTCCAAGCACACGACGGCGCAGATCAAAACCTGCAAGACTACCGCAACGAGGCGCAAGGCCGGATCGACGCCAAAGCGTCCGAAGTCCGCGGCCGTTTTATTTCCGGCGGTATCGGTCAGGACACGGTCTACAGTCACAAAGAACAAGAGGCGCAGGCCTATAAGGACGCCGGCTACCCCGCGGACACGAGCGCATATCCGTTCATCGAAGCTGAGCGCCAAGCATGGGAGGGCGCCAAGTCTGCGCGCGATTGCGCCGACTTGATCCTCGGACTCGCCGCGCAGTGGCTACAGGTCGCAGCGACAATCGAGGGCGTTAAAGTCCGCGGCAAAAACAGAGTCAGAGCCGCCACCGACGCGCAGGGAATCCGCGACAATGAAGCAGAGACGATCTCGACGCTCGATGCCATCGCGCCCTAGTTTGCGGCGTGTACGAGACGCTCGTCTCCCGCGGTGGAGGCGTTGGCTTTGGGGTTCTAGGCGCTGGGCAGTGGCCGAGGTGTGGGGCTTCGGCGCGTTTGATCGGTTCCACGTCGTCCGCAAGGGCTACGAGACCGACCTCGGGACGATCCCCCGTCCGTTGTGGTGGTTTGTCTCGCCGACGTATAAGCGGGCTATCGCCGGCTACGTCGCGCACGATTGGCTACTCGACGAGGGGTTCAC